TCTTGAATACTAGCATCGGGAAATTTTAAGTTGTAAAGTGATATTGCTTTGCCAGCAGCCTCGAACAGTTTCTGATCTAATTCTGATCTTACGCTTTTGTTCTTTTCAATTACAGGTGAAAAAGAAATAGCAATTTGATTTACATTTCTAATTGATGTTTCGATACTGCTGTTTGCTCCAACTGGAGCCAGTTGCCACTCTTCATGATTTGAGTATTCTGCTAATATAGCATCACACAAATCATGCGGAACAATGTCATCAAATACGCAGATATATTCACTGAGTGCATCTAAATGATTTGGTAATGGAACAAAACCTGCAGGATTTTCAGTTTCGTTAGGCTGTGCGTCTACGGCAGTTTCTTTAGATTCAACAGGCGGTGCTTGCACTTTATCAAAAACAGCCCAAACGTTTGGTCCTCTACTCCTTACGTAATGCAAAAATACTTGAACATATTCATTTCCTTCAAATGTATCTCTCCAATGGTCCCTTTCGCATCCCAAATACATGACTGCATCCCCTGATTTTAGATTTAGAGACACTTCTTTACCGTCTGGTGTTTGTATCCAGATTGGCCAATCTTTGTCTTTTGAAAGATTTAACGTAAGACTAACTTCACATGCCGGCCTGTCTTTATGTCTTTCTAACACGGATCCTTTTTTATAGACTCTTGCATAGCTATAGGTAGGCAAAACTGTCTCGCCTAAAAACTTACTAACTTCGGGAGTTTTTTCACACAATAATTCTAAAAAATCAATATAATTATATTCGCTCTGACTTTTTTCAACCTGAATATCACCAGATAAATTGTTTTCTTTAGAAAATTTAATAAAAGATTTAGCTAGTTCACTTGCTCGTTCTGGAGATATGAAATTCTTTATATAAATGTAGTTCGATTCTTGAATATTTTTATGCATGGTAGTCTCTTAATCTAACGCATCATTGGCATTTTTCATAAATGATGTAATATCATCCATTGACGGGGCATTTTCCTTAAAAGATTTTTCCCATAGTTCTAAGCAGGGATATGCCCAGGCAGGTAGTTCTGTAATTTCTGTATTAGGTCGTTCATCTGAATATTCTATGTGCCCTGCATTAGTAAGCCATTGTAAACATCGCACATCTTGTGGAATCCCTGCATTAGAAAGATCTAAATTTAATATGCAACATACATCTGTATAAACTGCGTTATCGGGAACTAATATAGTTAATCTATTTGTTTGGAACATATCTTAATTTTCTATACTTTTTGAGTTAGGACTAGCATCGATTAAATTACTATCGTTGTTGATTGTGCGCGAGCCAATTCCAGCAGCAGCAGCCAATACCTGCAGACTAGTCTCGTTTGCCTTGACCATTTCGTTTCTAAAACTTTCTACAGCAGCCCCTGTTTGTCGTTGCATTCCGGAATTTTCTATCAACAACATTGGCAAGTAAGCTACAGTGCAATTCCAATCATCAACTTGTTTTCCAGTGTTTACATCATATCCCGCTATCTTAACAAACCAAGCACAGTCTAATCCTATACATTCTTTGTTAAGAATGGGACAGAGATTTTTTCTTTTAAGTTCCATTTGATTTCTCCTATATCTAATATTTACTATTATAATATAGGTATATAAAAAAATTAGAACTTAGATGCCAATATCAAATCTACATAGATAACTGACCAATTGGGCTGACTGGCAGATCCGCTTATAGAAACTCCAAGAGGATGGCTGTGAGCAGTACTTCCACCTGCGGTTGCGGACGCAGGCGCCGGACTGGCATTAAATACCGAGGCATAACTTGGTGCGGGAAAGGGATTTCGAGCAAGTACTGTTATACGAGGTATGGGATTTACAAACATTGTAGTATGCACATGGCCGCCTGCTCCAGTTGATGCTGCTGGTGCAGCACCAGTACTTCCGGGAAACGGACTATTAAAAGAGAAACTGTTCGGCCATGTAGTTAAATGTGCTGTTGAAAAAGTTGTAGTGCCGCCTAATGTTCCGCCACTACCACTTACTACCCTTAATGCCACATCATTTACAGATGTAATCTTTTGCCAGCCAAGAGGTGCAGCAGTTTGTCTAAATACCGTAACGGTTCCGGTTGGAAATGTAAATGATCCCATTGTTAATTCCTACTGCATTGAATTACATCAATATATCTCAGTGACAATGTCTGCATTGAGCCCCCTGGAAAAGTAACAGGGGCCGGCACCGCACCCGGCACAGTATGTGAATGTGAGCCGCCGCCCCCAGCCGGGCCGATGCTTTGAGTACCGGCCGATTGATAGATGAGTTGTCCAGCTGGTGCAAAGTATGCCTGTCCTATAGGACTTGCAGTACCACCACCTGAAGGGTGTGAATGAGAAGCCATTTCGCTAGTTGATATTGTGTAACTACCAACTGACAGACTAGAACTAAAACTAGCGGCCACTTCAGCGTCAGTAAAACAGGTAGTGAATGGTGAGGAGCCGCCAGTTGATACTGCGCCGTTAACAATCCGTAGTGCATAATCATTAAGGGTAGTTAATTTAGTCCAACCAACAGGTGCCGCTACTTGACAAAAAATGGTAATTGTTCCAGATGGGACAGACGGTCTTGGCATTACGGTAGAGTATCCCTAGTTGCTAAAATTACATTTGCATATCGTATACGTCTATCTTTAGAAAGAGTAAGCGTTAGTGACGGAACAGCCGGAGTTGAGTGACTGTGAGGCGATGACGGACCACCGGAGGTACTTGTCTGCTGGCCATAAGCTGCTGCCTGCAGGGTCGGTTGGGCCGATGGTGGCACAGTAACCCGGGCACCGGAGGGATACGGACTATATTGAGCAACAGTGTGTGCATGAGTATGCACAGGAATTTGTGGTGAGGTTAAGGCAACAGGAGCTGTAGCCGATGCAGCGGTTCCAGTTATGATTGCCGACACTGTATTCACAGATGCTGGGTACACAGTGGTAAAATTAGATGTACCGCCAACCGAGCCGCCTGTTAGTCCTGTAACTAGCCGTAGTCCTATGTCATCATTTGAAGTAACCTGAGTCCAGCCTACTGGTGCAGTTGCCTGATAAAATAACATTGTTGATCCATAATATTCTGGTTCTTCTTCAATTGGAGGATTTAGATACCATTCTTTTCCCGCGGTTGATGCCGATCGTGCCATAGTTGTATTTAATTTTGTTAATTACACATAAGTTGTGAATTGACCCAGTGTTACCCAAACTCCGCCAGATGTTCTTATCAAGGAATACGATATCATGTCTACCTGATTCGGCGACCCCGACACAGTAACACCTTGAAGCCATTTTACAGTTTGTGCTGCTCCGTTAATCTGTAACGCAGACGGAATAAATGCACTTGCTCCTTGAGCAATGTAAAGAACAACCACAGTAGTAATGCTGGGATCTGTAGATATATTAGTAAAGTTTGCTGTAAAATTAGCTGCCGGAGCAGTTAGATAAAATACCCCACCTGTTGAAAAATCAAAAGTCACTGTGCCGCTTGCGCCAGAACTGTTTGGTGTAAGATCAACAGTAGTACTGGTCATTCCCATACTGCCAGAGAACCCACGGCTACCGACTGAACCGGCATAACCAAAACTACCGGCATAACCAAAACTACCAATCCATCCTGTAATACCTTGACTACCAGCATAACCTCGTTCGCCCGTTCTGTAAAATTCAACTGCAATTGCTTCGTTAGCAGGAGGAAATACGCCTGCAATCCAAGTTACTCCCAGTGTGTAATAATTCCCGTTGTCTGTTATTGAATTTACTTGATGGATAACTTCTTGAGTAAGTAATGAGCTAACACATTTTATATGCAGATATCCCTTTATTGGACTGGTACTATCATCAAAGGTTGCAATAAATGATTGTATATTTGCGCCATTGGAGGTGACATCGTTAATATAAACTAGAGTGCCCGGGATAGCTGCACTGTTAAATCTCAAACTGCCATTGGAACTAATACCAGCACTAGTGGAGGTAGCATCGAAGTAATATCTCAGGCCACCTCGTTCACCTGTGCTACCTGTATAGCCAAAACTACCAGTGAATCCTAATATACCTTGGCTACCTGAAAATCCTCTTTCACCAGTCCTATAGAACTCAACAGCAAGTGCTTCATTGGCAGGCGGAAGCGATCCGGAAATTACAGTACCAACTAATGTATAATAAGTGGTAAAATCTCCTATGGAGGTCACTTGAAATATTAATTCTTCAGAACGGAACGAGCTAACACATTTTACATGTAGATATCCTTTTATTGGACTAGTGCTGTCGTCAAAGGTTGCAATAAATGATTGTATATTTGTGCCATTGGATGTGATCTCATTGATATAAAGTAGGGTAGAAATATTTCCATTATTAAATCTCAAACTGCCATTGGAACTAATACCAGCACTAGCGGAGGTTGCATCATAGTAATATCTTAGTCCGCCTCGGTCACCTACACTACCTGTATAACCAAAACTACCAGTGAATCCTAATATACCTTGGCTACCTGAAAAACCTCGTTCACCAGTCCTATAGAACTCAACAGCAAGTGCTTCATTGGCAGGCGGTTGTGCTCCTGCAATGTAAGTTACCGTCAGTGTATAATAAGTGGTATTATCTACTATTGAATTTACCTGCCATATAGATTCTGCTACAAGGAATGAACTGACACATTTTACATGTAGATATCCTTTTATTGGACTAGTGCTGTCGTCAAAGGTTGCAATAAATGATTGTATATTTGTGCCATTGGATGTGATCTCATTCATCCAAATTGTATTAGCCACTGAAAAAGTAGGGCTACTAAATCTCAAACTACCGTTTGCACTAA